CCCATAGAGGTCAAGCATCGACTGCATTCTCTGGCGAAGGACTTCATTGCGCTTCGCGACCGCGTCGTCATAGCTGCGGCAGGGGATGATCTCTTGATCGCTGCCGCCTGAACCGTCGCGGTACTGGCTAACTCTCCAGGTAAGGTCACCCTTGGAATTTCCGAACAGCGTGACCAGCTTGAAACCATTAGCGGTCCGGGGTCTGCCATAGCCGCCGTCTTCGTAGTAGGTGAGAGCGTCCTCAATTGTTTTGATTATCGCGCCGTTGTACTCGGTCCAAACGACATGCGTTACCTTGCCGTCGATGAAGTCTTCCAAAAGCTCAAGGCCTTTGTATTTAGCGAGCTTGGCGAAGCGATCTTTATTCTCACGCTCAGCATTATATACAGCATTCGTCACCTCCCGATACTTTTCACGTACCGCTTCGAGATCAGCCTTTGCCTTCTCAATTTGTTCATCAATTACAGGCTTCGGCGGCTGGGCGTACAGCCTCGCGGCAACCCATGTACTGCCGCGCTCTTCATAAACCTCGTCGCCATAAACCTGAGCCTCCATGCCTTCCACGACATAGTAGCCTTCTGTGGTGATGTGCGTGACGTAAACCTTACGACCATCTTCGGCCCACGCATATGTGTTCGGTGCGATCTGATCAGCCATTTGCGGAACCTCCCAGATCAGAAGCCTTGCAATCCAGGACCTCGGCATAATACTCGGCAGCCGATTCCAGACTGGTATTGCCCTTCGCAATTGCACGCAGCGATATGCTGATAGCCTTCGCCTTTTCGAGCCCGGCGTCAGACAGGCCTTTCATCTCACCTTCAGACCAGCCTTTTTCAGCTTCCTTCCATGCTTCTGTCTTTGCAGTTGCGGCCATCGGCAGCATTTCAGCGGCGAACCGGATCAGGATATCGCGCTCTGGATCATTTGAGGGCGAGGCGGCTGGAGGAGTTTCCACCTCGCCCTCTGCTGGCTGGGTGCCAGCGTCAACCGACGAAGCAGGGGCGGGTTCGTCGGTATCAGTGTTGTCTTGCTTCGGATCCTTGAAGGTGACGTTATGCTCAGCGCCGAAGGCATAGATGAGCTCGATCAGGTTCGTCATCTCCTCGATTGTCATCGTAGAGGTGCGCATACCGAGAGGGACGAAAGTTCCCTTGTCGATACCAGGCACAACACGGGCGTGCCGAAGCGATGCGGTGAACATGTCTTTCCAGTCTTCAGCGTCAATCTTCTGGCCGTACCATTCGACTTGTTCGGACACTTCGTGAAGCATGGCCCACATCTTCGCAGACTGCTCCGTAGAGCGGCTTTTCTTGCGGAAGGTAACAACTGTGCCAGCTTCGACATTGCGCGCCCATGTGGCGATGCGCTGGCGATCATCTGGGCCTTGGATGGTAACAGTCTGGCGCGTGCTCATGCTGCCTCCTGCTCATAAAGTTTACGGAGGGAATCGACCTTTGCGACAACCTCAATTTCAAGGAAGTTCGAGACCTCTTTTTCGAGCTCGATAATATAAGCCTCGTCTCGGGCCACGCGCTTGACGAACACTTGCATACTCTCTGGCAAGCGAGGATCGTATGAAACGAAGTCACACCACTTCCGGCCTGTGCAAGCCATCTGCCACTGCATCTGCGTGATGTACTTGGCTGGGATCGTTTGAGCGATCAGCGTGTCGATGTGCGTTGCCGTATTAGGGCATTTGATTTCAACAAGCCCATCATCGCCCACAGTTCCGTCAGGAGACGCGCCAGCATCCGAGATGGATGGATGGGCCACAAACGCGATTTGCTCAACAGTGACGTTGTGCAGGAACTCGTAAGCCATGCGGGCCATAGGCTCTTGATCAACGCCCCATTGCATTGCGGATGATGTGAAGCCTTCTGCCGTGGTGTTCGTCAGCCGCTCGGCAATAAGTTCCGCGGCATAGTTGAAGCGCGATGCGCCCCAACCTGATTTTGTCTTAGCGATCACATCAGCAACACGCGATGCCGTGACTTTGCCGCAACGGAGCGCATGCCACTCTGGGCTTCCCTGAATGATGTCATCCATTTGCTGCCACCTTCCGCTTCTTGGATTCGAGCATGTTCACAGCGCGGCGGAACTTGGCCGCTGGCATATCCTTGACGCTTTCGATCTGCATGAACTCGCAGAACTTTGCGATATCGGTTTCGGTATCGTTGACCATCGTCAGGATGATTTCGCGCTCGGCCTCGGTGATGACGCCTGTCGTGTCGTCAGCTTTACCGCCGTCGTCATCTGCCGCCGCTGCAAGACCAAGAGCGGCTTTGAGCGTGTAGCGCTGGAGATAGGTCACAGTTGAACCGATAGCCTGGATGCTGTTCTTGTTGCCGCTGTCGTCTCGGCCAGCTGTGAGCGTGTTTTCTTCGCTGTGACCCATCCGGTGGGAAATGATGCATGTGACCGAAATAGGCTGATTGAGCTCTGCTTGTGTTCGGTACCGGATCGATAGACCGTTGGCGGAAAGAACAGGCCCGATCTGGTTCATGATCGAGGCAAGGTCTTCATACTGGTAGTTCGTCCGGCCCTTCTGCGTGGTGAAGTCAACCTTCTTGGTCTTGAGTATCGCCGGCATGTTCGCCTTGGCAGCGGCCATGGCTTCGTCAAAAGCCTTGCGCGCCTGATTGGCCTCCCAGCGCTCCTGCAGGTTCATAAGCTGCGTTAGAGTTTCAACGCTGGCATTCTGAGACACAGCGCGGTCAAGCATCTCCATCGGCGTCATTACGGCGCGGTGGCCATCGCTTGCTGAAATCTGCGGTGGTGTCTGGATTTCTATTGCATTGCCCATCTTACGTGCCTCCATGGCTTTACGTGTATTTTCGATGACGCCAGACGAAGCCGCGCCAATGGATATTTCTTTGCCGGGAATTTCGGTTACCGATGCCAAGCGATTTGCTCCTGATTGATAAGGGCCATGCGCTCGTAGGCTGGAGCGCCGTAGAAGACCCAAGCGCCGAGCATCATCAGACCGACGAGAAGGCCAGCCGAGATCATGTTGACGCCGCTGCGAAGTTCGGAATTGGACGCCTGAATGTTGCGTTCGTTCTCGCGGAGCCGGACGATGATGGGGTTGAATACGTCGTCGGCTTCGGCTTCTAGTGCTGGGAAAGCTTCCATCACGCACCAGCCTCTACGGGAGCATCCAGCGTTTCGAGCATCGCCTGCATCGCCGCGATTTCGCTCTCTGCCTTTTCACGCAAAGCCCCGGCCTGCTTTTCCATGATCTCTGCCATCGTTGCAAAGATCAGCTTCTGATGCTTGTTAATGGCGGCAATGAAAACATCGTTTACGGCTTTGCCATCGTTTAAGGATAGTTGGCTGTAGACTGAAGAACTGCCGTATTGACCGGCATATGCGTAAAACCACACAGTCGTCTTGAACGAGAAATATTCGCTGCTTCCGGTCATATTGAACCCAAAGCCCTGCTTGTCGTGGTGCTTCTTGTCGGCAAATGATTTCGCGAACCAATCGTGGAAACCGCCGATCTTCGCGGCATCGCTTTTCAACGTCTTAATTTTCTGAATTGCTGCGGTATCGGTAGCCATTTGTCCTGCCCCTTGATTGCGCGGGTAAAGCGTGGTGGGTGTGGTTAGAAATCGTCCCGTTCGGAGGCGTCCATCGCTTCGATGTGTTCGCGCTCTCGGATGATTTCGGGGTGACTGTCGTGAGTGTCACAGCATGACGCGCAGAGCCGTTTGGGTGTCTCGAAGTCGTCTCGGTAACTCAGCGCCCGCTTCGAAAATTTCCCGCATTCATCACAGATGACCTGCTTTTTCGTGGTTTCGCGATCATCCCGATCCCAGTCGAGTTCATCATCGCCCCATGCTGCCCAGTCGCTCATTTACCTATTCCCTCTTGGTTGCCATCGGAGTGATCGTGGACGGCTAGGCGGCTTAGGGCGCGTTGGCCTTGTCAGCGATGCGCTTGGCCGAGTAGAGCGAATTGTTCGTAATCATCCGCTGCCATGCCGTGTTGCGTGGGGACCATTTCCAAGCAGCGCCTTTCAGCTCCGCGAGGATTTCTGGTGTGGGCTTGCCGTCAAAGACGATCTGGATGCGCTCGATGTCGTGATTGACCACGATTTTGATATCGCCAACGATGACTTCTTCCGTGCCGGTCTTTGCGCCTTCTGGCTTTGGGGCAGCGACGTAGCCGACCAGTTTCACAGCCTTGATTGCCGCAGTCAGTGCCCGTTCCTGCCAAGTGTAGAACTCGCCGGACTTCTTCTCGTAGGCAGAACACGCCTTTTCATTGCGTCGAACAGGGAAGTTTGCCGGGCCGGTAATCATGGCTGACATAACTCGGGCGCGGGAAGCCCAGACGGCGTTCTGACGCTGGATATAGCCTTCACGGAAGCGTTCCGACTGAGCGACGGCCTCGGCCATGCGGTCTTCGTTGTCCGCTACAGCTGCCAGCTTGTCGTTGAATTCCTGAATAGCCGAAACGTAACCGGCGACTTCGCTTTCGCCCCGTCGCTCTGGGCTGTGGCTGGTGCCAGAGTGGGCACGGATTGCTGCCTCAAGGCTAACGTCGGTGGCGAGTGGCGTTCTGAAAGTGCTCATATCGGTTACTCCGCAGCTGCGAGGAAAAGGGCGGGAGCGCTGGGGCGAACGAAGACTTTACGGAAGCACTGGAACTCCATGACTTCGCCGTCCATCTGGTCGGCTGCTTCCTGCGCTTCGTCGGCATCGTCAAACTCGTGCGCGGCGTCGGCGTCATTGGTCCAAACAAACTCGCCAGCGAATGTGGTGAGGTAGAAGGCAGAGCCGTTGCGGTTCAGCTTTTCGACGTTGAAGCGTTTTACGAACTGCTCTTCCATGACGTTCCCATCCTCATCCGGGGTTCTGTTTCCGCCTTCCGTTTCGTCGTCCCGTAGGAGCTTCATTCGGTGGGCTGATGAGGATCAATGTAACAGCTTATGCTACACTGTCAAGTGAATGTAACATAAAATGACGCAAAATATTTGACATGGGATTTTGGATGTAGCAAAAGAAAAGCCCCGGCGGGATGATCCGACCGGGGCTGACATATGTACTCTGAGGTCTATTGCATACCAAAATTGGTATATATCCGCAATGGGTGTGCAGCTGTCAGGCGCTGAAAAGCGCAAAATCTTGCGTCTGCTCGGAGGTTCCCGGCAAGATTTTGTGTTGAGAGGTGCAAAGGCAGCGGTTTTCTCAGGGCTTTGACCCGCGCCGCCGATCATTCCGGCAAATCAATCCCATCGCGGTTGCTGCTTCCC